TATACAGAAGATCGTAGAGGGAAAAAATCTTGGGCTCTAAATGATGTAATAAAACTATTTGCTAATGCTTCTGCATTGGATGCATTCATTAAAATAGTTTCAAAAAATGGTGGTGATATAAGTTTATTGAAAGATCAAATGATAGACTTGGAAAGAGAAATATATTTTGGAAAAACTCAATTACCATTATTTAAAGTATATGGAGCATTAAAACCAGACGATACAGACACGGTAGAAAGATTAGGAACTGCAAAAGAATTTACAGCTTCTGAACGTGGAAAAATTACAGGAAAGGGTGCTGGATTTCAATGGCCTGTTGTTGGATTTAGTTGTACGAATCAAAAGAAATATTATAATGTAGAAGGAATACTCCTTACTGGAGCTGATGAAACCTCAAATGAACCAACTTTCACTCAATGTAGAATGGGAACAAATAAAGCAGATGCTTTTTCTTTTGTGATTGAAGGTACTGCTATAAAAACATGGGATCAGTTTAAGACTAAATTTTCTTCAGATCCAGCTGCTAAAAATTGGAAATAACTATATGACACTTAGTTTTAATGGATTCCTTACAGAAGAGAAGAATTTACATTTAGAACACCTAGAAGATGAAGTTCTAAATAGTGGTATAGTGGGAACGCGAGGAGCGATTAACTTCCTGCAGTCCCTAAGAGATATGCTCGCTGGAAATGCAAAATCCAGCGTTAATGTGACGGTGAAGTGGGATGGCGCCCCAGCCATCTTCGCAGGAATTAACCCTGAAAATGGTCAGTTCTTTGTGGGCACCAAGGGAGTGTTCAATAAGAATGCGAAGATCAATTATTCCCATGATGACATTGATCGGAATCATCCGAGCTCTGGTCTTAACCAAAAACTAAAGGTAGCACTCACCGAACTGTCAAAATTGGGTATAAAAGATGTCATTCAAGGTGACATGATGTTCACTCAGGATGACTTAAAAAAAGAAACTATAGATGGAAAGCCATACATAACTTTCCAACCAAATACTATTGTTTATGCAATTCCAGTTGAAAACGCAGCAAAAATATTATCGTCTTCTATGGGGATTGTTTTTCACACCACATATAGTGGAAAGACAATGGAAGATATGTCAGCGTCATTCTCTGTTAATCTAAGAGGATTAAGTAAGAATGCTGGAGTATGGTTTTCAGATGCAGAATACAAAGATACTTCTGGAACTATAAACTTTAATAAATCTGAAACTACAGATATAACTAATGTCCTTTCAAACGCAGGTAAAACCTTTCGTAAGATAGATTCCAACTTCTTAGGAATGCTTTCTCAAGATGAAAAACTCAAAGAACTGGTTAAGACCTATAACAATACAAAAGTCCGAGCTGGTGAGAAGATTACAAATACCAAAAAGCACACAGCGGGATTGATTGCTTATGTTTATGACAAATCCAAGAAAGAAGTAGAGAAGGTAAAAAGACCACAGAACAAAGAAGTCAAACAACAGAACATGGATAGATTGATGAAAGTTTATCGTTCACAGGCCAGTAAGTTAGTAACAATATTTGATATGCAAAATCTTCTTGTAGATGCAAAGGACATGATTATTCGTAAATTAGAAAAGGCAAAAGGTGTTGCATCTACTTTTGTTAGAACCAGTAAGGGATACAAGGTTACACAGCCAGAAGGATTTGTAGCTATAGATCAAGTGGGGAAAGCAGTCAAGTTGGTAGATCGGCTTGAATTTGCACATCAGAACTTTAACGTAGCGAAAAATTGGGCGAAATAGAAACAGAAATGGTAGATGTGGTACTTTTAACACAAGAAAATGGAAGTACTATGTTATGTAGAGGTGGTGAAGATGCTGTTAAAAAAGCTTGGGGGTTGTGGCCGATAGTTAAAGCAGAAATGACAGGAGAAAAACAATTGTTACAACGGATGTATGTCGATGAGGTTGATCAACCATATATATCGTCAACTCATATGTAAAAACGAAAAGGAGTTCAAGTGGCTGAAGAAAGTGTAGAAGTATCAAAAGAAGTGAGTGTCGGTGATGAAGATTTGGGTGCAAGTGCAGAAGCTCATGCTGAGGCTGGAGTAGAAGTAACGGATTCTAGTGTAAGTGCAGAGGCCGAAGTCGGTGCGAGTGCAGAAGCTCACGCAGGAACTACTCAAGGTGGAGTTGATATGGAAGCAGAAGCAACTGCTGAAGTGGAGGCACACGCAGGAGGAAGTGCAGAAGTTACAGATACCGATGTAAGTGCAGAAGCGTCAGTTGGAGCAAGTTCAGAGGTAAGAGTTGAAGCAAGTGCAGGACATGAAGAAAATATAGATCTTGGTGGTGTAACTGAAATTGAGGTGGGAGCAGAAACTTCTGCTGGTGCATACGCTGAATCTCATGTAGGAGCGGAAGCAGAAGGTTCAATCGGACTTCATGGTGCAGAAGGTAGTGCCGGTGCAAGTGTCGGTTCAAGTGTAGGTGTAGAATCGAATCATCTGTTCAAGTAGGAGCTGCAGAAGCAACTGGAAGTGCAGGAGTGAGTGTAGGTTTACAAGCTGGTGCAGATATCGGTGGTGGTGCAACAATGGAAGATGGACATCTTACATTGGGCGTAGAAGGGGAAGTTGCATTACTTGCTGGAGTTGAGTTAGACTTAGAAGTTGATATTGATACTGGTGAACTTTTAGATGAAACGAAGGATGTTATTAATGCAATTGCAGACACTAAAGCAGCACACATCGCACAAGAAGAAGCGGAGAAAGCGGTTAAAGCCGCAGAAGAAGAAGCGCAAAGATTGTTAGAAGAACATGCTGCAGAAATCGCAGCCGCAAAAGCTGCTGCTGAAGAAGCAGCAAGAGTTGCAGAAGAAGCAGTAAGAAAAGCTCAAGAAGAATTTGAAAAACATGAAAAAGAAGTAGAAGAGGCAGCCAAAGCTGCCGCAGCAGAAGTAGCAGCAGAAGCACGAAGAGTTAAACAAGCCGCACAAAAAGCATTACGTCAAGCTGAAGAAGCGAGAAAAGCGGCAGAAGAAAAAGCCAAACAAGTCGCGGCAGAAACGGCGAGAAAAGTAGCAGCTGCAAAACGAGCCGCAGAAGCTGCAGCTAAGAAAAAAGCAGAACAAGTAAAGAAAGCCGCGGAAGCCGCGAAGAAGGCCGCGGCGGCGAAAGCTAAGAAGGCTAAGAAAAAGATCTCAAAAGCGTTTAGTACTAAAAAGAAAAAGAAAAAACATTAATGATTGATGAAAGGATAATATGTCTTGGTTAGGAAATATAATTAAATCTATTTTTAATAATGATGGTTTACAACAAAAGTCCTCAGGGGAAAAGCCCACTTCTAAAAAAAGTGAATCGGCTGTGAAGTCTTTTACCTTAAAAACTATGAGCAAAAAACAACTTGAAGAACATGGTAGAACTCTTGGAATTGAATTAGACCGAAGAAAGACTAAAGCAAAGCTGATTGCACAAATAAAAGCTGCTCAATAATGAAATCTTTTAAAGGATATCTAAAAGAAGCAGCACCAGCATGGACTGAGAGTTTATCTACCATGTTGTTTGATCTACCAAGAGAAGGTCTTAAAGATTTGAAGATTCCTTTATCTTCTTCAATCTTGAAGAGGATATGGCCAAAGTCAATTCGTTCAAAGGCATTTCATGTAACTGATTTTGATGGTGTTGCAAAATTAAAAAGACTACAAGGAGGAAAAAAGTCAATCTCTGCTTTTTATAATATGGATGATTATATAATCCAAAGTGGAATTAAGACACATGGAGGATATGTTGTAGAGTTAGAAGGCGATGTTCTTGCAGCTGCACCAGATGATATTTCAAGTCAACCAGACAAAACAGGTAGAAGGTGGTTGACATTTAGTACAATTATGAATCCATATACAGCTGGTGATCCAGGCTTGGGTGGTAGAAGTAAGCTTAAGAGAATAGAAAAGGATTTAGAGAACTTATTAATAGATATTCTTGTTAAAAACGATTTGGGGCCATACAAAAAAGGTTTGACTACTAGAGAACTTAACAGAGCATGGTCTTGTCTTGGTAAATCAACTGGTGGAAAAGAAAAATCTTTAATTATCAAAGATTATATTGATGGTATGGAAAAGATCATGAAGAAGTATTCCAAACCATTAGGAGCATTACTTACAGATTATACCAAGAAAAGAACTCTTGATCCAGATGAAGATAGTGGTGAAATTGCAATGTGGGATGAATTAGTGGTTAATAATTTTAAGATTCAAAAGATTCATGTAGGGCCTGAGTTTGCACCAGACTTTGAAGATCAAGATGATATAGATGGATTTCCATTTGAACTATATGATACGCCAGAAGATATGGTAGATTATGTTACTAGAACAGTACAAAGAATAAAACTATGATTAGGTTTCAAGAGTATCTTACAGAGGCCGCAGTAAAGAATTTACATTTAGAACACATTGAAGATGAAATTCTGAATGGTGGTATTCATGGTGGAAGAGCTGCAATTAATTTTATACAGTCTCTAAGAGATATGTTGGCTGGATCTGCAAAGACTTCTGTAAATGTAAGTACAAAATGGGATGGAGCTCCTGCGATATTTGCAGGGACAGACCCTTCAGATGGTCAGTTTTTTGTTGCGAAGAAATCGGTATTCAATAAGAATCCTATTCTTTACAAGAAGGAATCTGATATAGATGTGACAGGAGGACTTGGTGAAATATTCAAGGTTGCATTGAGTGAGTTTTCCAAATTGGATATTAAGGGTGTATTACAAGGTGATTTACTCTACACCTCACTTGGTACGGCTATTCCTGACCATTGGACTTTTCAACCAAATACGATTATGTATGCGGTTCCAACAGATTCCGATATAGGAAAAAAGATTGGAAAATCTAAGATAGGTATCGTATGGCATACTACTTACACAGGAGACACCTTAGAAGGTATGACTGCTTC